AAAAACTTTTATTGTTGCCATTTGTAAAATTCTCCTTTTCTGTCATAATAGTTAAGGTTTAACACCTCAACTCCATAGCAGTCACAATGAACAAAATCATCGTTTTTCAAATACACTGCAATATGGTCAGCTCTCCCTTTCTTTTTGAAAACTATTATGTCTCCGAAAGAAGGGTTGTCTGTCTTTGTAAGACCAACAGCCTGTGTTGCAAGCTTAACATCTCTTACTTCAGACTTCTTTTCAAATATCGCATAAAGGTCAGGAACTTCGCGTCCTAACCTTTTTTCTACTTCTATTACAAGGCCGTAACAATCGTATCCGTCTGGCCCTCTGCCGTGCAGCTTGTACGGTTTACCAAGCAGATCATTTATATCTAATAACGTATCAATCTCCGTTTCCAGGAACTCTGTCCTGTGTTGCTATATCATATGGAACGTTTTGTATAAGATTCTTTCCAAAACTTAAATTAAACGTTGCTGTTGCTTTCGTGCTATTCGCCGTGTTCATTCTGAAAGGTTTTGAAGATATCTCCCTGTATTTATATATTACGTTCCCATTTTCTCTTGTTGCTTTCGCAAACATAGAAACTATTGTGGCTTCAGAAGGCAATGATATTGTCCTCAACATCTTTTTTACCCTTGAGTCTAAAGCAGAAATTGATATTGATGCTGTTCCAATTTTTTTCCCATCAAGTTCTGGAGGGCTATATGTAAAAGCACAAGGAAGATAAGTTTTGCTTTTATATACAACTCTGTTATCATCTGCAATTACCCTGAGATAAGAATCTTCCTGTCCGTAGGCAGTTTTTTCTTCCTGTGTCCAAATTATATCTGGATTATATATTTCCATAAGAACAGGCAGGTAGCCATCAATATGTTTTTGCCACAAATCGTTTATTGTGATTACATCTAACATTCTATGCCTCCACGTTAGGAATATGAGTTCCCTGGGCCTCTGTTAAACCAGAATAATTATTTATTGCTATGGTCATCTGATATCCAACGGTCTGTTCTGCATAATAAAGTCTTGCAGTCGATGTTCCGTCAAACACAAAACCTGTGACAGCCACTTGAGACCAGCTTGCACTTGAATTTGCTCTTGCATACACGGTAAACATAGATGAAACAGGAGCTGTGTCAGCGACTTCTGCAAATATGACATCTAGAAACGTTTGATGTGCTACAACATCATCAACAGAAGGGGTTGGAGTTGGAATTGTTATGGCACCTGTATAAACAGCCTCCCAGGTCATTGTTACGTCTACACACTCACCGCTTTTTACACCTTCTGTTGAAGATGTAATTCTGTAATATTCTGTATATTGAGTGTTATCGTGCGTATCTAAAACGGGAATACCGAGATTTGAAGAATATAAAATTTTAGGGAATTCAAAAGGAATTGAACCACACTTGTGACGATATTTGTACCACTCAGTAAAAAGTCGATATTCGGTCTTCCCTGTAGTGCCAACTGGATTTACCCAGTCAAAAGTCATCTTTACTTGATACTTTTCTGGAACATAAGGAGATTTCTGTACGCTTTGTTTATGTCCGCTTTCAAGTTCATCAATTCTTAAAGCTCCATCTCCAACAGAGATTGTGGTAGAATCGAGAATGATCTGATTTACGCCTACTGGCCAACCGATATAATTTTGTATTGCCATAGGTGCATAATAGAATGAATAAAACGCAAGGTTAAATTTGACAAGTTTTCAATATAAAGTATAATTATTGATATGAAAAAGAAAATTATATTAGTTATACTTTTATTTATTTCTGCCTCTTTGTTCTCTAAAGATTATTTTGGTATTTTTGGTTTTCAGAATTCTCTTCACGTTGAAACTGGACTAATTGAAGACAGTATTTCGGCCACTCTTATTTCCCCTTCTTCTGGGTTGTATTTTTCTGGAAATTATTTCAAAGAAAAGAATTATTTTGGATTAGGTTTTTCCAATACGCTTTCAGTAGTGTTGGTTCCTGATGAATTATATTACTCTAACAGATTTCTTATTGGCTACTCAACAAGGTTTTATAACGAAACAACAAAAGCAATAATAGCTTCTGGTATTATTCTTCAGCCAGAACTTGAGTTTGCAAAAAATGATTACAGTTCTTTCCATTTTTTAATTGGACTTGGGTTAGACTTTGAACTTGGGGCCAAACAGTTTGGTAGTGCCCTTAATGTAAGTGCATACCCACTCACGTTGCAAACTATTACTCATAATGGTGAGACAAGAACCCTTAATATTGAATATTACGGCCGCATATGCGTAGGTATAACTTTCGGAGCAAGTTATACCAATTTTTAACTCATTATAGCCTGTCTTCCACGCATCCTATATTCTCTTGAAGCAAAAGCATCATCGCTCTTAGAAGAAGCAATATATTGACCCGTAACCTCTTCGATAATCGTTAAGATATCAATAGAGCCATCTGCATTTTGAGTCTGTTCCTGACGTACCTTAGAATTAGTGTTGTTTATTACCTTGTTATTTATTATCGGCTGAACGGTAACATTTCCACCCATAAGCTGACTTGGGGTCTTCGTAGCAATAAGATAATCTTTTGGGTCTGTTGATATTACATCTCCATATGGTGTAATTACAGCATCGTTTACAGTCTTATAGTCAAACTGTTTGTTTATACCAAGAGCAGTTTTGTGTCTGAGGTTGTTTTCATAATAGAGGGCATCGCGTCTAGCCTGGTCAAGGAGGTCTGCAAGTTGGTCTTTAAGATTCTGAAGCTTTTCGGCTTCTTTATCATCATTTGATTTTTCTTGACCTTCTGATAAAGCACCACCAATACCTGATGCAAAACCACCTGCAGCCGCAAGAGCAAGACCACCAGTGATCAAGCCCCAGTTGTCATCAAGAGCACCGCGAGCAACAAGTTCAAAACCAGCCTTTGCCATAATAGGGCCGAGAGCAGAAAGAGCTTCAGCACCTAAATCTGCCATAGCGTCTGCTGTCTGCTCCGTCCACTCTTTGCCGTTTATAAGCTGTTCTCCCATCTTTTCAAATGGTGTTAAGAAAGCTTTCTGCTGCAACTGACCTACAAAATTTGCAGTTTCTTCACCCATTGATTTTATTACACCAAGAGTATCTTCCAGAGCTTCTTTCCAATAAATTGTCCGCTTCTCTGCTTCTTCCAACATATCAACAGTAGTTCCAAGTTCATTGGCTTTTTGTTGATACAAATCGTTCATTGTGTAATTTTTCGATACTCCTGTTAAATCACCTATGAGTTTATAAGTGGCATTATATCCGCCTTCGTCTGCCCAAGCGTTTGGAGAAAGCTGCTGAGCAGTACCATATCCAAACAGTTTCCGATATCTGTTTCTTGCGGCTTCATCACGAGTTGTTGTTAATGATTTTGCACGAAGGTTGTCTATATAACTTCCAGAGGTTCCGACACCAAGTTCTTCTGCTGAATTTCTTACTGCCTCAAGAACCGATATAATTATTTCCTGGGCCTGCTCATACTGACTTACATCAAATCCAAGTTCTCGCAAACTCTTTACATACTCAGAGTCGGCCATCAAACCTTTTGTAATTATATCGTTCTTGTTCAATCCTGATACAGAAGCGTATCTATCCTGTGTTTTGTAATATTCAAGTTCTTTGTCAAACAGATTGTTGAACTGGTCTGTAAGGTAATCCTGATTATCAAGCAAGAATCCAGATACTGCTGATTTATAACCAGTAGAAGAATCGTTAACTAGCTTGCTTAATTCGTTCGGCAGCACCTCTTTCAGCCACTTGCCAAGTTCTTCATTGTTTCTTTCTCTTGCTTTTGTTTCCGACAACTCCTGCTTGATCTGAGGAAGGTACATATCCACAACTTTGAATATATCATCTGAGATATAAAGATTTTCAAGAGCAACCTTATTACCTTCTTCGTCAACAAACTCTCCTTCTACAACGCGAACTGCAAGACCACCTTTTGTTTCCAGCGTATTTCCAAGAGCGTTTACAAGCTGTGTGTTTGCTTCTGTAGAATATTTTGCAAGAGTCTTTACTGAAACAAGCTTTTGTTTTTCAAGGTCTTGAGATTCCATTTCTGTGGCACCCTGAACAACAATGTTTTCCAAAACGGCTATTTCATCTTCAAGGCTTTGTCTGTAAGCACTGATTACTTCTGTTGAAGCAGAGAGCTGTGTTGCAAAATCTTTTAATGCTTCACTAGATTTTTTCCAGTCTACCTGATTTACATATCTTCCAGTTCCAGCAGTTCCTGGCAACTCCATTGCTCTTGTAGAAGGTTTTAATAATTGAGTTGCTGCCGTCACTCCGAGGGTAGACAAAGTTGCTTTCATTACATTCGCAACTGTCTTTCTGTTTGATACATCAGACAGATACAAATCAAGAGTTTCTTCTGGAGTTTTCATACCCTGAGTTGTCAAACCTGTGTTTGACGCAAGGATACGTTTCCACAAAGCAACAAAAGCATTTCCGTTATTCAAAGCACTTTCAACGTCTGTTGCCTGTCCACCCAGTCTTACCTGATATGCGTTTGAAGACTGAATTAAATAATTTTCAAGACTAGCAAGCAACTCTTTGGTTTCTTCAAAATATGCTTTATCCTTTATTGTCTGTAAAAGTTTTTGCATATCATAAAGGTTTGTACCAAATTTCTGCAGATATTCTTTATTATCTTTTATTTCACCAATTTTCTTTGCACTGTTTTTAAATTCTTTAAGAGCAGTCTGAACTGTAGGGTCTGAAGAAATTATATCTGCTGCAATTTCTGAGCTTATTTTTTCTACAGCATATGTGAACTGTTCATTCAAGAGTTTTCGGTCTGTTCCCATCTCACCAGTTGTTTTGCCTTCTACAATGTCGAGTTTACGAGCAGATAAAGCACCCCTTGCTGCATAATCCTGGAACGCGGTTCTTCCGAATTTTGTAAAATCAACATTGCCCATTGAATCAGAGTTTTTGGCGAGAATATTTAAGTCTTCTTGTGCAGCTTTTAATATTGCAAGTTTTTCTGCTTCTTTCTTTTCCTGATATTCTGCAGACTTTTCATACATAGAAGCGAGTTCGTTGAAAGAAGCGTTTAATGAAGTTGCAGCATCAGAGGCCTTGTTTGTTGTATCTGCAGATAACGACTGTGCGTTCAATATTTCTCTTTCTTTATAGAATCGCTTTTCTTTTTCAGTTACTACAGTCGCGTCATTTACAGCTTTTTTATATTCTTTTAATGCAGCAATGATATCGTCATAAGCGTATCTCATTGCCATATAATCTTCGTAAGCTTGCTCATCATAATTTTCAAAAGCTTCAGAAGGATTGGATTGGAAAAGAGCCTGTTCTCTTTCGAATCTCTCTGTTTCGTATTTAGCAATTAACGCATCTACTTTTTCTGTACTAATTTCGCCAAATCTTTCAGTAACTTCTGTAAGCTTGGCCATCTTTGCGTCGTAAGAATTTGCAAAGGCGTTTCTCTGAGTATCAATGTCATATATATTTCTCTGTCTTTCAAGTTCCTGGGTTAATACGGCAATAAGCTGCTGATCACCTGTAGACTTTGCATATTCGAGTTGTTTTTCAAGGGATTTGATTCTTACTTCGCTGCGTTCAATTGCTGCAACACTTTTTTCAATGTTTCTTGTGTTTATATTGTCTCTTATTGTCTGCCAGATATTTTCAACAGTATTTAACAACTGTTCTGCATATGAATCACCACCGTGTTCTGTACCAAGCTTTACACCCCATTCACCAACAGAACTCATAGCAAGCTGTTTAGCATCCTGCAAGTTCTGAAGCCTGGCCTTAAGTGTTTTTGCACCTTTTGATGTTGCTTCTTCAAAGATTCCATTTATACCTGTAAGGTCTTTGAATACCTTTTCAATAATATCTGATGTAACTTTACCGTCTGATATGAGTTTGCGGAGTTCCTGTTGTGATACACCAAGTTCTTTTGAAACTGCTTCAAAAATTGGAATACCTGCATATGCAAACTGACGCATATCAAGCATAGATGCTTTACCAATGGAAACGATCTGAGCGTAGTTGTTTGCAATACGCTTCATCTTTTCCATATTACCGCCAGCGGTGTCTCCGAGCATACGAAGAGTATCCATTAAGTCAGAAGCATAAACACCTGACTGTTTCAAAAGTACGGCAAGTTCTGATGTCTGTTGAACTCCAAACGGAGATTTTACGGCATACTGTGCAATCTGGTTGAACATTGAATCAGCCTGGGTTTGATTCGAGAATACAATTCCTAATTGAGTTTTAATTGATTCGATTTCAGCATATGCTTCAGTTGCAGCTTTTCCTAAATCTTTAATACCTGAAGCAAGATTTGTTATAGCGGCATTAACTCCTGATGCAGGGCCTTTTATAAAAGCTCCTGCTGTATTAAGTGCGTCTCCAAGAAGTCGTCCAAACACTCCTCCACTTCTCATCTGGTCTCCGACGTTCTGAAGAGTTTTTCCACTCTGATATCTCCAGTCGCGGTTCAACGCACCAGCCTGACCATTTCTGGCATTTATCAGTTTAGCCTCGGCGATTTTTGCTCTGTCTAAAAGGTAAGATGTTGAAGTTTTGTCTTCAACTTTCAAGGCTCTGATTGCCTCGCTTTTTGCTCTAAGGGTTTCTGTATCTGCTCTTTGTTTTCGAAGATTTCTTCTCTGATTAACATCTGCTGTTATCTCTTTTGTTTCATCGATTACAGCCTGGGCATACTCTTTAAATGCTTTTTCTGTTCCCGTATCAGATGTCATAAAACCAGTTGAGCCTTTAACTGATTTCTTAGCATTTCCTATGTCATAACTTGTACTAAAGTTATTTGTTTGTCTGCGTGCATTATTTGTTATTTGATTTACCTTACCTAAACCGTGTTCTACGGCGGTAAGATGAGTAAGTATGTCAGATAAGGTCGAATCAAAATTTTTTGCTAAATTATTTACTTTTGTTAATCCAGAGACCAGACTTTTTACGTCGGCCTCCATAACAGTTTTGGTTACTTCTACCTGCTCTGCCATACGTTACTCCTTCTCTTTCATTTCTGCTATGGTGTTACAAGCCCAAGCTTTCATTTTGAAGAGACACTTTTTGTCCTCTACGGTAAGAGGAACCTGATAGCACTCTACGTAATCGTTGACAGTTCTGAAAGTAAATACAATGTTACCCATCATATCAAACTCACAGCCCTGCCAAATTTGCATAAAGTGCCTGAATATCCAAGAGTATTCTGGAGGAATAGGAATGTCGCGGAGTTTTTTCCACTTTTCATCTCTTTCCCCCAAAGCATAAAATGCCTTTTCACCCTTCTTTCTGTCTTTTCCGCCACGAGTTTTAATAAACTCTTCGCGGATATCACAGTTTCTCACCCATTCAGTTTTGTCTGTTTTTTTACCGTTCTCGACAACTTTTTTTGTTACTGAGTGGGAATGATAAAGGAAGAAATAACGCTCAACAGCTTTTTTTAAGCGTTCTTCTCCCTTTTCATAAAATTTGCGGTATCTGTTACAAAGTCATAAACCGCAGTTGTAATAAGCGGAGCCTGCAAAAACAGTTTCTGAATCATTGGAATAGAATATTCAAGCGGCTTTCCGTTGTACTTAACTTCACTACCTTCTGCTGCACGAATCCCTTTTACAAATTCTGCAACGCGGTTTGCAAACAATTCTTTTTGCCTGCGTTCTTTTTCCACAGGGTCTTTAATTTCTTCTGACTCTGCCCTTGCTTTGAGATAACGTTCCCCACCAACAACGTTTTCATCTGTTCCTCTTCCTGTTACAAGAAGTTCGATACCGCAAGGCTTTCCTTTGATTTTTGGTTCAAACCAAACGCCTTCTTTCTCTCTTTCTTCTGTAAAAAAGTCTTCGAGGTCGATTGTTTTCATTGTTTGTTGTCTCCTAACAAAAAAAATAGTCAGTTGGACATACGCCCAACTGACTATATGTTAGCCTAGAAAAAATCCTAGATTAAAAACCTACGACGTTGTGTAAGTTGCTTCGTCGGCAGTACCAAGAAGTCTTGCGTCAGTAAGTGTCTTGTAAGGTGTGAGTACAACCTTGTATTCTGTTGCTGCATCAAGTGAAGACTTGGTGTAAGTTTCTGTTGCCTTAGCAACGTCAACCTTTTCAACCAAAGTGTCACCCTTATACAGTTCAACTTCAATACCAGTGATGTCTGAAACAGGGTCTGTCCAGGTTGCGGTAAGAGTTGTTCCAGAAGAAGTTGCTGTAGAAAGGCTTGAAACCGAGCCGAGAGCAACAGCAGATGTCTGGAATGTCTTTGTAACCTTTGTTGACTTGTTTCCGTTCTGATCAACCGCAATAAAGTCTACAACATAAGTAGAACCAGTTGTCAAGCCCGTTGCAGTATAAGCCTGTACGCCCTTCTCTTCGCTTCCAGAAACAACTGATTTTCCAGTTGTATCCTGTACGTCGATAAGAACGTGGTCGAAGTCTGCTGTGCTTGGGTCTGTCCAAGTGAACATAGCCTTCTTTGCCTTTACTGTGATAGCAACGTCGCTTACTGGGTCTGGAGGTGTTACTTCCTTTGCAGCAGTAGTCATCTTCTTTGTTTCGCCACTAAGTGTTACTTCGATTTCGCGGAGAACACCGTTAGTAGTTGTACTGAAAGCTGACTCATCAACGTGGATAAGGCCATCATCATCAACAGTAAATGTTGTGATAACCTGCTCAGCAACTACAGTACCTGTTTCTGTCTTGAGTGTATCCAAAACTTTAAGGTCTGTAACGTCAGCAGAAACAACAGCAACGTTTGGTCTGATAACAATTTCTCCTGGAGCTGTCCAAGTTGTGCTATCAGCAACAAACTCGATGTCGCGAACCTTTGGAAGAGCAATGCGGAAGATACGGAGAGCACGTTCACCGAATGAGCTGTAAGGCTCGCTCTGGTCGAATGTGTCTGCACCGCTTGCAGAAAGGTTCTGGTCTCCGATTTTTGTTTCAAAAATCTGGAACAAGTAGATGAAGTCTGGGTCTTTCTCTTTGTTCTGGAACTGGAAGATGATTTCGTTTGTTTCATCATCAATACCAGAGTTGTAGAGTTCGTCAGATTCTCCTTCTACAAGGTATGTGGTTAAATCGCCAGTTACGTCAAGAGAGAGAGGCTGTGTTGAAATAGCGTCCTTAACGAAGATAGCGAATTTCTTTTCAAGTCCGTTGTTCAATTCAAGAGTAAGGTTTGTGGCAAAGGTAATGTTCTTACCGTTAATCCACAGATCACCTTCGCGTGAAGTGAACTGGTCGGTGTCTGTTGATTTTACAGGAAGATTTTCGATGAAAGAGTTACCAGTAGTAACACCATCTACGAATCTGTCTGTATCTTCACCACCGAAATTGGCACGGGCAACGTCTTCTGTCATCAGCTTAGGGTTGTTGTTACCCATAAGACCGAACGAACCAGTTACGATTGCACCAATCTGCACCGAAAGTGAAAGTGTGTTGACAGCAATATGCTTGAACTCCTGGTACAAGTCTTCATTCTCTACACCACCGAATTTCTTCAGAAGTGAGTATTTGATATCCTTGGTACCACAAGTAAGTTCGTGTACAACAACACCAGCAGGAACCTTGAGCATACCGTCTTCGTGACCGCTTGCACCATCGTTAATCAAACGACGAGAACCGAAGTTCTTTTCGTGATTATAGGTATCTTCAGCAGGGTCAACGCAGCGTGTCAGGAAGAATCCTGGGTTGTATGCGTTGTGATCAAGGTTGATTGCTGAGTTTGTATCAGATTCCCAACGTTTCCATTCTCCTCTCAAAGCGGCTTCCAAAAGGTCGTCGAATGTAGTAGGAGAAAGCTCCAAGTCGTGTGAGCCTTCCGCAGAAGAGTTTCCGCGTCTAGGAGCAGACTTAGTACGTCCTTTACGCAGTTCGTTTGACTCGATTGTTTCTGTTGTACCAGAAACGCTGTTGCCTGTAGAACGTGAAAGAACTGGGAATTTATACAAACCGTCAACGGTTTTCAGCTTACCAAAATCGGCAGATTTCTTGTCAGTGACTTCTCTTATGTAGATTATGTCACTGTCAGCACCTGTCTTAAGGTTGTGCTGTATATTTTCCTTGTCAATCATAGTACGTCTCCTATTTTAATTTGCCAGGTTCGCATACCACGAAACTGATATTGGAACAGCGTAATAATCACCGTTGTCGATTGCAGACGTTTTACCGATTCCAGTAATGTGTACTCTGTCCTTTATAACGCCGCGTTTCATCACTTCTGCGATGGACTCGTAGGCATTATGTACATAATCTTCAACTCCGTACTGCGGAGTTATGGTTCGTATTGTTTTCAAAACACATACGTTTATCTGGAACACTCCAGCCCAAGTATTCATAGCCGTTCTACCAATTTCCGTCATATGTGGCAGACCAGGTAAGAAGTGTAATTCATACCAGCAGCCTGTCGATGGTCTGGTGAAGGCCTCAAATTCATAGTTAATATCTATAAAATTACCTTCAGCATCTTGATGAAACAGAGATTCTCTTCCACCCTGTCCATCGTCCATAGTAGCTGATTCGAGAAGTTCTATTAAAACATCATTTACATAATCCTGTATCATTAATACTTCTCCAAATATTCAACTATATCTTTGTACTTAAGTCTCTTTTTCTCTAAGAGACGTGCAAATTCCATAAGCTTTGTCCTGTTAGGAAGTCCGTGTTGGATTCTTCCATACTGAGAACGATAACGAGACGACAAAGGTGATATAACATTTGACTTTTTTATCGCCTCTAACTCAGCCATTGTGATGCGGAGCATACCAACAGGGGCCTGAATAGAGTGTTTGTTTTTAACACCGTGTTCCCTACGAACAGCCTCATTTTCTTCAGTAGCTCTACTTTTCCCTGCTGTAAGTCCATCATTAAGCCATCTTTTATTACCGTTTTCCAGAAGTTCAAAATGAGGGTTATCATTACCAACCTCGAATTTAGTTTCTGGAGTCGGATTAAACCTTTCTTTTATAATCTTCTTAATTTGATCTACAGAATATTTTTCGTTTACATTCCAGAACAGGTTTTTGTCTACAGTCTTCATTTGCCCTGCAGTAACTTTTATTTTTCCATCTGTAATGTACCAATCATTTTGACATATAATTGTATCTATTTTGTGATAAGTCGTTCTTGTAGTGCCGTCTTTGTGAATATGTGTAACCTGATATACTTCATCAATAGGAGTTCTAGCTACAACTCTCTGAAAAAATGTTGCTAAAATAGAAATCTGTCGGTCTACAGCAATCCTTTGCATCCTTGAAAGCGTTCCGAGAGCAACTTTTGCTGTTCTCATTTTTATAGCTTCGTAATATGCGTTGTCTTTTTTGAGTTCTTCACCTTTTTTTATTTTGTAATTTTTGGTAGGAGTTTTAATAGTGATTGATGCCATTATCTTGCCCTCCTAACCTGACAGGTGAAAAGAATTTTTGTAATATTGTCTGGACTTGTATCTCCAGAAGAAACAACATTAAACCTTTCGCCACCTATCTCTATTACATCTGTGTTTTCCACAGGCATAACATCAAACTGGCATAAAACTTTCGCGTCACCAGCTTTGATAATATTGGAGTTGCTGCCAATTGCTTCTGAATCATAATTAAGTTTTACGCCGATTCCTCTGTAAGTAACTGTTGATTTATTTACCTGATGATAAAGCCAGCAGTCCTGAACGTTTCCGAATTTTGTGAGAAGATTTCTTGCGAGTGCCTTCATTTTCAGATAGTTCATTTAGACTCCCCACAATGCTCTTGTACATACACTACCGTTGTTATCCCTGGTTTTATAAAGTCCTTTCAAAAGTTGATTAAGAACATCATAAATGCTTGTATAATTTACCTCTTCTGAAGATGAATTACTTCCGTTTCCGAAATATTCAACTTCAAGAGTGTCTACTTTCTGCCTCTTGATCGCTCCGTTCTCATCTTTTGTTGTAAAGAGAGTGTCGGAACCGCTTGAAGAGTTTAAGAAGGCTGCTTCAATACAGGCCTTCTTTAATTTGTCTGGTATTCCGCGTACCTCATAATTGTCGTCATCGTAAAGGTCTAATCGCGGAAATGCCATACTTTGTGACTGGCTACCTCTTCTACCCTTCCAGTTGTAAAAGTTGTCTACAAACTCTGTACCGCGGATAATAAAAATCTTCTGCATATCCTCGGTAAGTGAAAGCCAGTTCGTGTAACCTTTGCTTACGCAGTATTCAAGAGCGTAATCCAGGTCACAGTACGAATTGGCATTAGGAAGGCCTGTGCCGTCCTCAACCACAAAAGCAATATCTGGGATATTCTGAGGAACTTCCTCTGTAGCAACTTCTTCTGTTACCTGAGTAACAGTTTCTTCAGTTTGAGAAGTTGTTTGTGTTGTTGATGTGTTTCCACCTAACGGCATAGGCTACTCCTTATTTCTTTGCTTTCTTCTCGTCTGCTTTTTCAAACATAGGGAAGTCAGCCTTTTCTTCTTTCACTGGCTCAACCTTCGGTTCGTCAGCTTTTGGTGTTACCTTTGGCTCTTCAACCTTTACAGGTTTCCCATCAGCTTTTTTCCAGCCTCTTGCAATAGCCTCAGCTACGGCTTCTTCTGGAATCATTGCCTCAGTATTTCCACCAGGAACTTCTGGTGCATCACGCAGCATTTTTACAAGTGCCATATGCGTCTCCTTTATAGATAAACCTCCCCCTCAAACGAGAGAGAGGTTTGTTACTCTTAGCCGAGCAATGTGGCAATCCAAGCTGGGTTAACAGCCTTAACACCCCATACAGCAGATACCTGATACTGTACAACACGCTGACCTTTTACAAGAGCTACTTCGAAAGTAATTCCTGAATAAGGGTCTGTTACGAGTTCGCGAGTCATCATATCGCCTTCTTCTGGAGCCTTTGGAGGACGAATTGCAAGAGCAATTGCTGACTTGTGGAGAGCAATTGATGGTGTGTAATCGTTTCCGATTGTCATTGCAACGTCGTTTGCAAGTGTCTGGCGGAGACCAGGTTCACCGATTGTTACCAAAGTTGTGGTGCCATCAGCAGATACAACGTACTTGTTAGAGTCACCAGCGAAAGTAACAACATCACCAGCAAGAATTGTTCCCGAACCTGTGTCAAGAGCAATTGATGTAGCACCCTTGGCGAGTGTTGAACCGAGGTTTGTTGCATAGCTTGTACCAGTACCCTTTGTGTGTGTTTCAAGCTGAGCACTTGAACGTACATTGAAGCCGTAAACTGGCATAATGATACCCTGACGGAGCATCTGTTCAGAACCAGCTTCGTTTACTTTGATAAGGTTTGTCTGGTTTGTAAGGAGGCTTGTTTCAGCTGGAGAAGAGAGAACGATAGAACGTCCTGTTGCAGGAGCCTTGTTCATATCGAGGATTCCCTTCATATTAGCCATATCAGCCATACTTGAAGCACTTGCGAAAGGAGCAGTACCAGCAGTACCGTAAGCACGAGAAGAAGCTTTGATTGCTTCATCTGCAACGCTCTTTTCGATTGCGTCACGAATCTGACCGAAAGCGTCAGCGAACTGCTGTGCGAGGACTGTACCCCAAGCACCAGAGTTCATCATAGACTTCTGGTCTTCTCCGTTCCAGTCGATAGGAACTGTCTTTGAATACTGAAGCTCCATATTGATAGAATCAACATCAGAGTTAGCAGCATTTGGGAAAGCAAATCCAACTGGAGTGTCAATCATAGCACCTGCTTTTCCGATAGGTACTTTGATAACGTCACCTTTTGCAGCAACTTCTGCTGAGGTGTTTGTATTTACGGCTTTGAGGAAACCGAATGGCAGATAGCCAGTTTCTCTCAAACCAAGCATAATGTCTTTACGACAAGAATTCAAATTCTGATTAGAAGCCATAGTTGTTTTCTCCTAAGTATTTATTTCAGGCTTATATAATCTCACCGCCCTCGATACTGAAGTTCATTTGTTCAGTTGGTGACAGTGCATCATATTCAGCCCGTGTTAATTTCTTGCCAGTACCAGATGTAGAAGTAGAGCCGTCTGCTCCTCCACCGCTTAATCCAGACTTAAGCAAGTTTTTACCAACTTCTGTGTCCAGGAACTTGTTAAGTGCCTGACGCATATCCAATGATTCGTTATTTACAAGAGTTTCGCTTCCATCTGGCATTTTCAAACGACGGAAATTTTCTCCGTGTTTACCAGTGATAAACGCCTGGGCCATTTCACGACCACCGCCAAGCCATTGTTTGTCTGCGGCTGCTTTGTTGAACTCTGCAAGTACATCTCTTTCGAGAACACCTGATTCCAGCACTTTGATTCGCTCATCTTTTTCAGAAATCTGCTTATTCAGCTCTGAAAGGCTCTTTGTGTACCTTTCTTCAATTTCTTTCCTTGAGTTTTCAAAGGCTTTCTTAAGTTCTTCTGGCTGATTATCAGCCAACTGCTGTTCCAGAGTTTTCATCTTTGATTCGTTTTCAGTAAAGGTTGTCTGAAGAGTGTTCAACTTATTAGAAAGAATATCTTTCTCTTCTTTCATCTTTGCTGTATTGATCTTCAAGCCTTTCACTTCATCGTTGTGAAAACCTATTACAGCTTCCTTAAACGCTGCAAACTTTTCTTCATCAAATCCTTCTGGTTTGAATGAATCCAACTTGTTACTAAATTCAGCTAAACGCTGTTCATCTGTGTTTGGTGTGTCACCCATAATTTGCTCCTGCAAATAAATAATTGAACCACCTCGTCTGAGGGGAAGACAGTCTGCCTTCTAATGTTCTTATGGCAAATATAGGACTAATAAAAGTTGAGATTAAAATAACGGAAAGTGTTACCAATCGGTTTGTAACCGTTTTTACTGTTACTTGAGGTCTTTAAGAGGTGTTATTTTGCCGTTGTTTATAAATTGCTTGATTTTCATACCCTGTTCATACAGCTCAAAACGTTTTTTACCAAGAATTTCGTATTTCTTATCCTTTGGTTGTCTTTCAAACCATTGAGAATACGACTCTTTTACCTCGTCTTCCTCTGTTTCTTCTGGTAATGGAATAAGAGAGCATCTACAACGATCGTGTAAAGGATAAATCGGTACTTTTGAAATATCATCATAAATATTTCCATCCAGGTAACCGCAAGCCACACAAGTTGATGTATCAAGGATAGAAGACCACATATACTTTTTTATCGTATCTTTGTTTCTGGTAAACACGATTCTTTCGTATTGCTCACTTAGGGAACTGCCCATTGTTTCAGCATCGGCCTGTAATCCTCTGTCAAAACTGTTTAATCGCGGCGTATAATCATCTCTAAGTTCCGCAAAAGGTATTCCTGTAACATATCCTTGTAATGCTTTTGGCTGATATACATTTTTTAACCTGTCTGAGATGGTTTTGCCAAAATAAATTGCTGCTCCAGCCGTTGCTATTGGCACTAACGCAAGTTTTGCAAGCATTTTAATATCTTTTACAAAATGCACGCCAAGAGGTTTTTCTACAGAACTTTGAAGCCATTTGTTTTCTTCTTCAACAATTTTAGGAAGCTCTACCTCTATAAATGAAGCAATTTCGTCTTCAAAATCTTCAAGCCTTTCGTTTATTTCTTTCATTAACGCCTTGTACTTGGACTTTGTTCCACAGCGTTTATATTTGTCAAATATTGCCTCACAGTCATCTTTTGCTTCGTCTGCAAGTAATTTTATCTGCTCATAGAAGAAGTTTCCGTACTCGACTGAACCTATTGCGTGAGAAATGTAATTGTCAATATATTTTTGTACTTCTTCTTTGGTCATTAAAACCTCTTAACAGAAACAGTTTTATTCCTTTTTGTCTGCCGTTTCCTTTTCTGTCGAATCATCTGGAGAATACCAGTCTTTCTGTGGAACTTCTTTTTTCTGTCCGCTTCGTTTGTAGTTCTTGTAAGCTTCATCTACTTCTGTAGGAGAAAGGCTTGAAGATTCAAGGTCAAGAAGGTATACGAAGTCTTCGTAAGACATATCTGGCTCAAGATAACCACTCTGCTGGAGCAGATAATAAAGACACCTGAGAGGAAGTTTGCCCTGAGAGAAGATGTTTGCAATTGAGTTAACAGCGTTTGCATCAAATGCAAGGTTAGAAAAGTCTGTGTTAAGAACAACAGAAACTGCTTCGTCTTCATTGTCAAGCCACTTTGCCACAACAGAAAGTATCTGTGTAAAGCGGTAAGACATATTCTTTGCGTATGTAGCAAGTTTTGCGTCTTCTCCTGCTTTTCTTATGTTCAACGCATCCTTGTTTTCTGCAGTCTTCTTGTCTGCAGCAATAATGTGGGAAGCAAGAAGAATAATCTGAGATTCGTCGCGATCAAGGGCCTTTTCAAGGTGATGTATACCCTCTCCGCTGAATGTACATACACCAACTTTAGCTTCAGGTTCTGGTAACTGCCAGAATACATCTGTTCCAACGTAAACAGGAATTACTTCCTGGGTTTTCGGGTCTTTTTCTGGTTCGTGGCCAGTAAAATAGCCTGTAGGACGTGAAGTAAGGTGAGCACCGTTCTGATAATCTGCAGAAACCATATAGTAATGAATGTTCACCTTTGCGATATCATAAAGAAGCGGTTTTACAGGTTCTGTGAACGGCAGCATATAAAACGGAATGTAATCTATTGTCTGACCTTTTAATGTAAACGGCTTTACCTGACCTGCTGACAGGTGCTCAATACCGTCATCTCCTTTTGACATTGTGTATATCTGGATACAATAAATACCTTTATCATTCAGGAAAAGTACACGGAACTGATCTTTCTTTACGTGTGTAAACTGTTCTTCAGCACTGTCTACCTCTTCTTTAAGTACAACGAGACAAAGTTTTTTAACACCATTTACAACCTTAAATTTCCAGTTGATAATAGATTCCGCGTTATAATATGCAAGATAAGGTCTAATATTTCTTTTTTCAGCCTCGCCTTTTGACATATTAGGGTTAACGTTTGGCAAGTCCACAAGAACTCCACCAAAACCTGTCGTTAAAACGTCGTCAAGGCAGTCAGAAAAAAACTGGTCGGCTGAATTACCCTGATAGTCTACATTGAAAAGAAATTTTTCACCCCTCATATTAAGAGGAACATCGATTTTCGCAGAGCGGCTTTCAACCATTCCGTGAAGACAGTCGTGAATCTGGGCCGTAAAATCAGGGAAAACAGCACGTTTTTTGAAACTCTGATACTGCATTTCTTCGTAAGCGTCGTAACTTTTATGTGCTGTAGAAGGACGTGGCAGATAATCTTCTCCACCTGCTTTTATTGCGTCATCACCTTCCATTACGTCACGCATAAGTTTCCACTGTGGAAGTCTTTTCTGATATAGAGGGTGTGTTGTTCTTACTCCATCGTATTTTTCCATATCATTCTCCTATGCACCATACATACGAGGTCTGTACAGTCTGCCTCTCTTAATTGGCAGCTTATAGCAGATTTCGTATGCCATAGCGTCTGTTATATGATCAAAACCCTGACTCTTGTCAGGTTCACCGTTTTCTTTGAATACAAATCCGTTGAGAGAGTCTGATAGATGAGGACATCTTGTCTTGCTTACGCGAACTTTTCGTTTTCCGTCTGCAGAACACATTGCTGTATTAACCGTGTTCCACTTATCCTTACTTGCATAAGTGTGATGAGGTGCACAAACAATAAAACCATTGTCGCGAAGAATAGACATATCTGTTACACCGATTGGTGCTGAAGGCTGATGTTTGTTTCCAGTTGGGTCTGGATAAACAAATACTGTTGCCTTCGGATACCTTGCCTTGATTTTGTCACACATCTGCTGGGTATTTGAAAAACCTGTTATAACAATCTCGTCAAAGAAGGAAATAGTCTCATTGCCCTCTTTGTCTATCTCATCTACAGAGATTGCTGCGGTCATTGGTCTTACGTTAAAGTCCATTCCTACGTGAATGTCACCTGTTCCCCACTCTGGGTTTATCTCTTCTTCAGGGATATCATTAAGGTCTTTGTCGTAGTCTTCATAAATGCGATCTGCCATAGTCTCAAAAGAAGCAAGATATTCCTTGTTAAACTCTTTTTTTGAAAGAGTAGCCTTTGCTCTTTCTATTTCTTCTGGTGCAACATTACCGCCATCAAGAGTTGTGTAATGGAAAACAGCCCAGTCTGGGTCAGAACCGTCTATATACTCTGAGTACATCTTCCAGAACCAGTTGTATCCGTCTGGAGAGGAAATCAAAAGAGCTTTTCCTTCGCAGTATTTGTCAGTCAAAGCTGGATAAACTGTAGTCCAGGCTGCCTCGCGAACGAACGCACACTCGTCCATAACCAGAAAATCAATAGAGCTACCACGAAGCGAGTCTGGTTCTTCGCCAGTAAGAACAGAAATCGTAGAACCGTTCTTGAATGTCAGAACCATACGCTGCTCGTGTTTCTTTGCAATATACGCAGAAGGAACGTACTTTTCCTGCGTAAGAAAGCTGTTCCACATAATACGACGGGCGTTATCGGAAGTATTGGCGACATACCAGATTTTGTACCCACCCTTTGCAGTTGCCTCTTTACTCGTAGCCATACGGAACATTTCTTCGTAAGCAAGAAATGTTTTGCCGAAACGTCGGCCCGTACAGGCGAGTCTGAAACGCTTATTGCAGAGAGCGATGGTTTGCTGGGCTTCCGACAAGGTGTACTCTATCTTCATTTAGAACTCCATACGCGGCTCGTCTTCAATTTCAACGATAACCTTGTCTTCGCTGTCGTCTTCTTCTACAGGAACGTCCTGTAAAGCTTTAATTTTCTGAGCATCATTTGCACTGACTCTGAATACTACCTCTGGCAAATCTTCTTTCTCTTCATCCGCAATTACAGAAGGCTTTCCGCCAACCCGTTCATAAATAAGTTTCTTGCAGCTTGTGCGGTCTTTTACTGTTTCAGCATATAGAGCGTCCATAATCAAACCATATGCCAATCGATTTGCAATAGTTTTTTTTGCACCTTCCTCATCTTCGATTTCAGCTGTCATCATCTCTTTTAAGGCGTTATCAAGAATGTGCTTATCCAACAACTTTACTTGAGACGTTTTGCTTTTATTCGGAACTATTAAACTCATAGTTCGATATTACGGTTAAAAAATCTTGAGATTAAAAGAATTGAATTTACAAACCAGTTTGTAAACGATAAATCAGAGTGAAAATTCAATATGAATTAGAATTAACGTATGAATATTATTATTTCACAGGAAGACGCAGACTTTATTCTCAAGTTTATCAGGGCTGACCTAAGAAGAGTGTCTGACAGTTCTGCAAGTCTTCATAATAATTATAAAAAACTGGAAAAATCCTGTACTGACGGTTTAAGAAACCTTCCAGAAGTTGTATCTATGATGGAAATGGCCAGTGTTCTTAAAAAAACTGCAGATGAAAACTCTGACGTACTTAAAAAAGACCTGGAAAAATGCGTAGAAATACTTACTATCGGGAGTTATCAGTGAAAAGAAGTTTCAAAAAAGCCTTTAACGTTCAGGACGAATACTATACTCCCTCAGTTTTGGTTGAAATGTTGGTTCCGTATCTTAAAAAGTGGGAATCAGACTTTATATCTAAAAACAAACGCTCCCCGATTATATGGCTGCCATTTGATACAGAGGAAAGTAAATATTATCAAATTCTGACTACAAAAGGTTTTGTTGTTGTGAGAAGTCATTTGAATGACGAAAAAGACTTTTTTGAGTATCAGCCAGCGGCGTTTGATATTATTGTTTCTAACCCTCCTTTTAGTACAAAGTTAAAGATATTTGAACGCATTATCTTTGACTTTAAGAAACCTTTTGTTCTGCTTATGAATATGATGAGTATCAACTATCAGGAAATCGGCAATCTTTTTCAGTTCGTAAACCCGAAAATCCAATTCATTATTCCAGACAAGAAAGTAAGTTTTGACGGAAACACATCAAGTTTCTGCAGCGGATATGTCTGCTATGACTTTATTGATCACACAGAGTTCGTGCACTTAATCAATAATAATACAGGAGCTAATTTCAGGAGATAGATATGATATTTGAAAATACAGAAACCTGGGGGTTTAAGCACGCTCTAAGAGGAATGAGAAACCCAAAAGAATCTTGGGAAAATTCAGATACTTTTGTTGCTGGTAATAGTGGCACTGATTGCGAATGTGATAATTGTTCTCACGTTGATACAGTTCAAATTGGTGAAAAAGATATGAAACTTGCTCAGACGCTCATTAAGGCTGGTTCAGAGCACCGAAAGTTTATGCGACAGATATTTGTATCCGTAGATATAACAGCTCCTTTGTACTGGTGGAAAGAATTTGACACCTATAAGGTTGGCACGGTTGCAAATTCAACTTCTACTATGCACAAACTAGCATCAACTCCAATTACAAAAGAATGTTTTGAAATGGATGATTACGAAAACATTACCTATGAAGAGTTTGAAACAGGAGTTGAATTTGAAGGATTTAAGGAGCTTGCAACTTAT